CAAACAGTTTAAGATTCGTGAACTCGAAAGTCGAATCAGAAATCAAATGGCTAAACCCGTGACACCTGCAGTAGGTCGTCCTGGAATGGCTGCAGAAACAAAACCAACTAGCTTATTCGAAGATGATGAACGTTTACGCGAATGGCTAAGAACTCACTAATAAGGATTTAAAACTATGATTAAAAATACTGGAGCAGGAAATAAGTTTTCCAACAACGAAAAAGTAAAGGCTATCGCTGAAAAGATTGCCGATAATTGCCCTTATATCAAGGGTGCACATTCTTACATATCTCAGGGTGAACTTGAGGGCAAAAAGTACGGAAAGACCTATAAGGTTTACATCACCGACCCGGGTGCACCGGTAATCGATGGCGTCGATATCACTAACGCTAACGGTAACGTTACTGAAGTTGAAGTTCCCGTTACTCTCGAAAACATCGCTGACCGCGTTGACTTGACTGTATGGAACCGTCTTACTGACCTCGAATCTTTCAATGATGAAATTCTTAAGAAGAGAACCATCAAGATGGCTAAGTCTCTCGAAAAGAAAGTTATCGATGCAACCATTTATGATGCTGCTCAGGTAGCTGTCGGTTCTGCTGACTTCAAGACCCTTTCTGATGCTTCCACTAAGCTCGATGAACTTTCCGTTGCTGGTGACAAGACCAACTTCGTTAAGCCGACTGTTGCTGGTGAAATTGCTAACGGTGGCCTCGCTAAGTTTATCCCGGCCGAACGTATGGGTAAGATTTATTCCGACAAGTATTTAGGCCAGTATGCTGGTGCTGCTGTCGTTGAAGACAACCTCTTGCCGATTGTTAACTTCGATGACATTTCCGCAACTTCCGCAACTATTACTCTCACTCCGGTTTCTGGTACTGGTGTAAACTCCGCTACTGTTGTCGGTTTCGAACCTGTAACAGTTCTCGGTGGTTCCGGTCACAAGGCTGGTTACATTTTCTCCGCTGAGGGTCTCAAGATTGTTGATAATGCTGGCCTCTTCTCTGATCAGGACCGTGCTATCATCACTAAGGACGCTAACGGTAAGGTTGCTGAACTCCGTATCGCAGTCGAAGGCTACAACGAAAACAACGCTAACTGTTGGGTTCCGGCTGGCACAACTGAACTTACTCTCTCTAAGGTAATTACTGCTGGTAAGTATCAGATGGGTCAGTGCCGTGTTGCTGATGCTCTCGGTATGGACACTTATAAGTTCGACGACGTTATCGGTGCAGACAACTGGACTGAAACTAAGGGCGGCGTAACTGTTCAGGTCGCTGAAGGTTCTAACTTCAATACTCGTGACAACACTGTCCGTATTGACTGTCCGTATGCTACCACACTTCCTGATGCACGTCAGGCCGTTGCTACTTATTACAAGGTATAATTAAGCTACTATGTAGCTACCTCTATGAAAGCCTAAAGGGTTCGCCTTTTAGGCTTTTCTCATAAATATAAGTAGTATAATTATAGGTATTTCATGATAGTAGTAAATACACTCATTAATGATGCTTTTCGCAAATGCGGTCTCGTAATGGACGGTGATGTTGCGACTGGTGATCAGGCTATGGCGGGATTAAAAGATTTGGCTAGTGTCCTTGTTGATCTTAATGGCCAGGACTTGGGTCTTTCAAACGTAGAAGCCGTAGATATTACTGCAGGCGGGAGTATAAGAATCGTAGAAGAACTTCCGAATGGCATGTATGAATTTGAGGACATTCCTCAAGACTTGTCTAGCTTTAATGTAGGTGATGTAATCAAGACTCCGACCAATGCATACTATGTCAGTTATGACTATGTTCAAAAGTCTTTGGTAGAGTTTCCCGAGGCTAACAAATTGTGGCCGCAGTTAAAGATTTCTCCACTTCCTAACAGGGTAATAGGCGTAGGAAGAAATATTGGCGACAGATTTATTCAGCTTGCCTCCGCAAACAGGACATTAATCGATTCTATGACTAGACGTTCGCTAGCATCTATGTATACGGCCGACACAGATTTAGTCACATTGAAGACTCCGTTCAGCCAGTTCAATTTCGAATTATTCACAATCTATCTTGATAGTATAGTAGCGTCTACATATAGAATTACATATCTTAAGCAGTTACCACAATATAAGCTCAATGACAAGCTATATTTCAATGAGCATCTCTTAAGCATTATCGAAGACGGCCTCTGTGCCAAACTGTGTATCAGATATAAGCTCTTCGACCAGAAGCAGTATTTCGATGACGAATACAATAATGCCCTAAGACTATTGAAGAGAGCTAACTATCACAATCGTCCGGCTACATATCAGTCTTCTTATGACGACAGCCCTATGGCGAATTATTACAATCTCATGCGTCCAAGAGGATGGTAAATGGCACGTATAACCTATGACTTTACTGGTAACACTAACCTATCCAAGAATAACCCTAACTTGGAAGGTAGCGCTATATCCAGAAACATGTATACCGGATTTAACGGTGACGAAAAAGACAAGAGAACATACATGGAATCTGCTCCAGGTATAAAGTTCTGGATGTCTTTGGGTGATTCTGGTCAAGTAGACGGTATGTATGTTCCATCTACTGGTCTCGAAATAATGAACTATGAACCAGACTTATTCGTAGCATATGACGGTAATGTCTATCGTGTCACGAAGGCAGGAGATACAGAAGTTATCGGTCAGTATGCTACAGGTAACTGTGTACAGTTTGCAGAATCTGGCGGCGAAAGAGCTATTCTTTTATGGGTAGACGGTCAGAACATTTACGGCTGGGATTTAAAGAAAGGAGCCACCGTTGACATCACTCTGCCTAAGAGAATTACCGAAAATCTATACATCAAACCAAGTCACATTGCAGTCGTTTCAGGTACTATCGTAGTTAACGACTTAGGTTCAGGCTATGTTTACTATTCTATCCCATATCCTTTATCTCAGGAAAAGAGGGAAGTGTTCAATATAGTAAATGGCGAAGTTCAATATAAGGGCGACGGTATAACTGTAGATACACGCGAAGTAGATTCAGGCGAATATTGTTTCCTCGACAATTATGGTGTTCAGAAATATTTCAATGCAGAATCTTCCAGTGATAAAGTAAATGCGATTTATTCCGTAGGCTCACTTTTGACACTGTTCGGTCCTTCCAGCATCGAATTCTGGCAGAAGGCTGACAGCGATACCATTACATGGTCTCGTGTTTCCTATTCTATAAACAAAGAACAGGGCCTAGAAGCCAAATACTCCTTGGCTTCTGTAAACAGAACTGTATTCTGTATCGGTACTGGTAAGTCACAGGCTAAATGTATCTTGATGATTAACGATACAAAGATAGAAAAGATTAGTCCTGAATGGATGGATAAGATTCTCAACAATAGCGACGTAAAGAACCTCAGAGGCTGGACTTATTCCAAGAACAATCACAGTTTCTATATGATTTCTATCGGTAACGAAACTTATTGTTATGATGTAGCGACTGGCCAGTGGCATATCAGAAGTTCGCGTAACTTCTATAATGCACAGAACAAGAAATATATGCCGCAGTTCGCTGTATGGTTCGATAATAGGATTGTAACTGGTAGTTGCGAAAACGGTAACTTGTTCATATTAGACGAAAATTATTACAGAGAAGACTTTAATGCCACACAGTCTCTTCCGTTGCTCCGTGTTAGACAGACACCCGTATTGACAAGTAATTACAAGAACTTCCTTATCCATGAATTGGCACTCGAATGCAACGTAGGTCACATTAACGAATATGGCAAGCAGTCCAAGGCATTGATACAGGTAAGTAGAGACGGTGGTTATACATGGTCTAACGTTATCGAAGCACACGTCGGTATGAAAGGCCAGTATATGTCACGCTTAAGATGGCTCAATCTCGGTATGATGAGACAGGGCGTATTAAAGGTCAGTTTCTCAGAAGACTCGGATTTCGTAATCAGCGACGCTAGCATAAGAATGACAGAATGTCAGGGAGGTGTATAATTGAATATCAATGAAAGAAGCAATATCTCTGACATACTTGAAGCCATACAGGGCAGTTGGGACTATTATAAGGACTCATCTACCTCTTGGATATGCTATGAAATGGGCAAGATTAAGATATGGCGTAAACTATGCCAGAAAGGCAAGAATGTCTTACCTGATAAGTACCTTAAAGATAGGGAAAGCGTTACGCCGTATTTAAAATTCACAAAGGACAGCGTTACCGGAGGCTGTATAACTTTACAGCAACAGTATATCGATTTGGACAGTAGCGCAGTTATTGTAATATTGGATTTGTAATAAATATAGAAAAGGAAT